TGTCCGTGTTTTTCTTCAGCACATGTGTGCATCTAGAAGAATATTTACAAGGGAATTCCAAAGGTGCATCAACTAATAGGAGCAACACAAAGGAACCAGGACAGGTGACTAAAGCACCGCCCGATTAAGGGCCCGTCGGTCTTTCAAAATAAAAGACCCATCAGCGTACTGAATATAGTATCGTACACTGCCTTATGATCGCGATAGTGATCGACAGCTGAGTCTAGACCACTCTTTCCCTTCACAAGAAGATCGCGAAAGAGTTCCCTATGGGTCGGATTGCAGCTAGCAGCAGGAGCAAGGTTCAAACTGCGGGCATACAACTCCCATTCAGGTAAGCGAGCTGGGGGACTGCGCTTTTCGAACAGTTGAGACGGTTCGAAGAACTCAACAACGTAATTGATCTCGATAGAGAAGCTTGAGACAGCCGCTCCACCCCATCCGCTTACGTTGACATACAGATAGGGTTCGTCCAACATCTGAGACTCAAACTCTTTGAGACTGGCATATGTAGTCTGAGAATTCTCTCTCGGCAACCACCAGCAATATCCTCCTGTGTTGGCTCCTCCCTTGTATAAATCTTTCTGAGGAGTCATGACTGCTATATCAGCCGGAACAGCAAAAGGAGACAATGGTCTAGGGACTCTCGCCGCATAGATTGTGCCTCCGTTTGATATTTCTGGAGAAGTATTGCTTGCTAAAACAGACATAGCAACCAAACGACCACCTTGTGCCGTTGAAAGAGCCTCAGTGATAACAGTGTTACCGAGATCATTGAGGGCGGCGGTGGTGAGTTGCAAAGGTGCATTAGCATTGGTGGTTATTTTAAAGTCTACATGATGGCCCTTATTGGAACCTGAGAAACCGAAAGCTATATGATCAAAAGCCCAACTACCTATTTCTAGGGTAGTCGAATTTCCGTCAAATATCTGGAACACAGAGCGAGCAGTCCAGGCGACATCAGCTGTAAGAGCTGTATAAAAGGTCAAGTTCGCTTTGGCTTCTGTTTTAGAACCTTCTGTGGTGATTAACAAACTGACACCGTTTGCAGAACCCCCGACAGAATGAAGAGTCAGGCCATAATAACTAGTGCCTCCGTGGACTAAAGGAACCAATTGACATAACAAGTTATTGCCATTAAGGTCGTTAGCTTCGACAGTGGAGCTGACTATGACGTTGGACGCATCACAGTTCATTTGGCCGTTTAAAACTAGAGAACCAGGTCCTGCGGTGGGTAGAGCAGTGGCAGCACCTGACCAACAAATAGGTACTTTGAGGCTGGGAAAAGCACAAATAGTGAAACCGCTGGCACAACCAGGATCAGAGCTTGTCACGTTGATTCTCTTGGTAAATTTACGCACACACCGGGCCTGACTAGCATAATCCGGGATCATAATAGGTTCTCCGATAGATCCAGGATCCATGATCTGCTTAGTCGCTTTTTGGCACATGCGGTCATAAGTATCATTAACACCAGAGCCAAGGGCCTTACGACTTAACCCTTGTCTTGGTGGCCGACTGATATCATCGGACTTAATTTTCTTCTTTTGTGAGCGTTTGCTTTCGGGCCTCACTCCCTTGCGCTGGTCAATATTCATTAACCAAAGCCCTGAGAAACAGAGAGGAAGGACTTGAAGAGAAAAGAGAAAGCAAAAGAAGAAGAAGAGTGAGTAAGAGTTGAAGACCATCATTGATGTTCACTTAGGAATTCTCCTAAGCTACTATCGCGATAGTCGCGTAAAATGAAAGCGGTGTAGGAAGGATCAGGATAAGTCGTTAAGAGCTGCAAGGGCAATTCCTGAGGTAGGAAACCATATCTCTTCTCCATAAATTCATCTACAGCTTGAGCGTCCCACCATGGATCTTGATTGCAATCTGCAGCGTACTGAGGCACACCTAAATTTTCACTGACCTCACCTCGATAGGCCCAACGCTGCTGAAAATCTTGAGACAAATATTTAAAGACAGCAGGAGTGAACTCTTCGTAATTACACAAAGTCACAAGCTGCTCAAAGGCTTGGTCATATAAACGAGCAACTTGAGCGATCTGAGGTTGACTCCTCTTCTGATAGAGCACATAGAGAAATCGCAACCAGAACTCGGCCTCCGACAACCGGCGATCCGTCCGAAGCTTGAAGGTTTTCCAGACACTGCTTGGTAGAGGCAACCATTGATAATCATAATGACCATAATGACATGGAACCCAAAAACCCTTGTGGAAGGTTGACTGATTAGCATCCTCATGGACCTGAATTTTCCATTCCATTCCAAGATCAGAAGTGATTCGGAAAGCCATTTTCTCAAAATCATCAAGCAGACCCTTACAGACGACTCCAGGGCTTAAGTCGTCGCCGAGGCCGGCAAAGAACTGATCCATGAGGAAGATAGACAACATGCCAACGACCAGAGTGTTGCAAACAGAAGTCTGAGGGTGACCAGTGTGAAGTTGGGGCTGATTGAAAGTGACGCGCATACCTTTAAATTGGATCGGACGGTGATAAGAAGGTAGTAAACGATCTATATACCATTCATCAAAGCCCATCTGTCGTAACAATTGCGCCATTATGTGTATCAAACCAGCGTTATGACTTTGATCGCAAGCGGTGACATCGCTCTCCCAAGACAGCAGGAACCTATCGTTGCCGACATAGCAAAGATTGTCATCGCCACCCACAATTATAACAGCTGTGAGTTTCCGTGTATTGAGCAGGTCGACCACGCGCGTCCTCCACAAGGATTTGCCTCTAGCATCTAAATCTGCGCCATAGGAAAAGAAAATTCTCCATTGCTCTCTGTTCACTACACAATGAAAGAGATGGTTCTTAAGGGTTGTTTTAAGAGAACGGAGCATTGGAGCCAATCGGACAAACAGATCAGTAGGGGGATTAATTATAATTCGACCTTTGTTAGAGGAGGCAATAATCTCGTCACTCTTCACAAAGCCGGAATCGAAAAGTTTAGCAAGAGGCTGACCAGGCAGAAATTGTAAAGCAAACTGTTCGCGGTGATATTTCTGACGAGCAGAAGGCATGTTTTCAATATACAGCTGAAGCTCATCTTCGGTGTCAATGTCGTCAAAGAATTCTATCACCTGGGGCCAATGAGATTCCAAGACGAACTGTTCCAACACAACAAGCTGCTGCGGTTGAGGCTGTTTCACTTCCCTGGCTAGACGAGAAACAATAGCCAAAGGGAGATAGTTCTGGTCATAGCATCTGCCTGCTATTCCAAAGAACACGAAATGGAAAACTTCTGAGTGAACAAAACATTCACAATCGTCCGTCTGCCATTCTATGCTGACTCTAGACGCATCTTGATACTTAGCACGAGCTACTTCTAAGAAAGATGACCCAGGATAATCAGTGTGATAACATGCACTGTGAGAAACTATTATACCATCTGTAGGAGCGTCACGAGCAGCTTCTGCAGAAACGCAATGGATCAAATGTTTTCTGCTTATCATGGGTATATTGGAAGTGAAGAATCTAGAGAGTGTCTGCTGTGGATCATAAAATTCCGAAGACCAATTAGAGGTTAAGAAGGCGAAATGCTCATATGCAACTACATTCCTATAGAATGGATAAACAAGAGAACCCACTCTAGTCGGGTTTCTCTTAAGAAGGACCTCTATGGTGCTATGGACGACAGTCGTGCTCGTTTCGACTATCAAGCTTCCTAAGGAAGCTAGGGTCGATAGAGCGAGGTCGTCCAATTGGAAAACACCAATCGGTTCTTCTTCCGCTTCGACATCCGCCACCTCTTGGTCTTCTTCTTGTTTTTCAGGTGGGTCTTCTTCATCAGAAGGAGGAATGCCAGCTGGACTTGCAGCATCTTGACAAGGGCCTCCATGTGGTCTAGCATCATGAGGAGGATCAGGTTCGCGTTTGTCAGAGAAAGATGAGAGCTCATTGACAATATGATCTTGCAAATCTCCACAGAAAGTCTTCGCTGACTCCCACCATCTCAACGCCATCCGGTAACTGGCATGGAAACGACCAGTGGAAACGGCGGTGATGCTGGTAATCGCTTTGTCTTCCACAGAGGATGAACGATCAGAATATAAACACCTTTGACGGAACATGAGATCATGTTGAGACATGGCCTGCAAGTATGACACATTGAAGAGATCCTTATGATATTCGACATAACTAGGGCAATTGGAATCTCTTAACAAGGTCATATAGAGAGCATTAACGTTAAGCTCACTGGCTGTCTTAGTGAGCCGTAACAAGTCCGTGATAGCAGAGGAATAAACGGTGAGATCGAGAGGACAAGGTCCGGTGACACCGACAAAATAATCGATTGGTTCGAGGGTATGTGGGAAGAATTTGCGAAAGGCAGGCAGAGGCGCTAGATGGTCAGGACCGGTTGAAGAACGACAAACGAGCATGTGTTCCCCAAATAATTGTTCCACAACATTGTAGCACGTGTAATCCAAGGATTGAGCTAACCAGACCTCATCGAAATAATAACACCTATCCTCCATGTTGGCACTTGATGGAATAATATGATGGGGGTTATTATCAGGATGATGACCAATAGCTAGATCAGGATGCGACAAGGAAAACACCAAAGGCCATCCCGCTAGGATAAGCCTGGCCACAAGTTGAGAGATGACAGGACTAGTATAGGACACACTCATAGTTTTTCCTTCAACCAGATCGGCATCGGAAAACACTGAATAAATGCAAGAGAACAAGTCCCTCTCAGTTTGTCGTGTGGTCTTCGCAATGAAGGCCATCATCCGGGTCCTTTTCTTCTGAACTTCCAACGCCTGAGACTCAATGTCAGAGATTGCTTTCTGCTCTGCTGTTAGATTAGCAATTTGTTCAGTCAATTCTCGGGTCACAGGACTACGACCGCGATTAAAACCACGACGCGTCCTCTTAGGTGGTACTTGTTTCAGAGAGCTTTTAGAACCTACCTTAGAACAACCCTCCCTAGAAGCTTGAGAAGAGTCAGTAGAACTGCGATCAGGGCTAGGCCAACTAGAGGGGGTTTCCTGATTATCTTTCTGCTCGAAGAGCGCCGCGTACACATCAGGTGGGATGTACGAGGGGGATTCGCTAGAGGGGGAACGTTGATTAAAATTCTTTCTATTATTAAATTTACGATCAGATTGAATCCCATTTGCAGTCTGTCGTTTGGGACCTTGTCTACGAGGCTTCTTCGACAAGGGTGCGCTGACTTTGACCGAAGTCGAGCTATTCAGTTTTGCGCTAGCAGGAACTGAACTAAGACCTGTATCCTGAGCCCTCAGTTTAGATAGATGTTTATGATCTAAAGCATCCCCGAGAGATTCAGAACCTCGCGTCATTTGACTAGCAGCGACAGAGAGTTGACTTCTTCCGTCGTGCCCCTGGTCTTGGAGGTCTGCCCCAAGAGAAGGGATTTGTACTGTGGTCTTTTCTTGTTCTTTAGCCATGATAGGGTTACAGAAACGGTGTTAATTAGGTAGTACG